AACAGTTCTGCATCGCCTGTGGGTACATTGGTAAGTACAACTGTTTTTGCGTTGGAATCTTCGGTTTCAATTTTTACATTTTTAACAGGACTGTTTGCAAAGTCGATTGTGTAAACATTTGCCGCTGCTGCGACGGTAGAATAGTTCGCAATTTGTGCCAATTGCCGCTTAACACCTGATAAAATTCCTAAAACCCGATCTGTTTCCATGACTCCACCCCCGGATCAGTACTTCAGCCAAGCCTGGCCGGTCGAAACATATACGCCCGTTATGTTGTTCTCGTCATCATATGTTGTGAACGTATCAAACGGGTTGCCGAATTCGCCGGCTGATTTATTTGCAGCCATGTCCGCTTCAGTGCCGATATACTCAACTGTCCCTTTTGCAAGGTTGGTCCGTTTTATTGTGAACTGCATATATAAACCCTCCCCGGTATTATTTGCAAAGCCAAAAGGGGCATTGCTGCCCCTTGGTTACGGTAACTGCTGCACGTAGATGATGACGACGCACTGTGTTGCGTTGGTGAAGTCGTCAAATACTACGGATATTTCGTCATCAGCCGTAATGTCCTGGTTAGCGGTCTTGAGTTCATAGCCGTTCAGGTTGTTCGAGCAGCTTGTGACTACAGAGTTCCCGACCTTGACATCGATCCCGGCCGATGCGCCAAGCGCTTCACCTGTGGCAAATGACACTCCTACTATCTTTCCGTTCCCCGGAAATTTGCCGACCTTAACTGTCGTGTTGTCGAACGAGCCGCATACCGTGATCGGTACGACGGCAGGGTTGTTATTGAATTTAATAGGATCTATGAGATTCGGCAAATCAGATCACTCCTTTTTGAAAAAGGGGATGGGCACAGGGTCCCGTCCCCTTTTCACTCGTGTGTTTACTTTCCGTCGCTTACGCAGCGCCGCCCTTACTGGATACATGTCCGAAGCCCGGGTTGATATGTGCAGCCCTACGTCTCTCGGTCACGTTGAAGTAGGTGTTCAGCGTGTCCTTCTTGTCGACCCAGTAGTTGTACTTGAAGCCTCTCCTGATCTGCATGATGACCGACTCGATCTCCTCATCGATCAGGTGGTAGTACGACTGGTTGATGTACTTGTTCCAGATCTGCCTCAGCACCGGAACAGTGTTCTTGGTGTTGGACAGTTCTCCGGCTTTCAACGCTGATGCGAATATTGCCTGCCAGATCGCCATCTTGTCTTTGTGATACAGGATGGCCGTCGCGTCGGTGTCCATAAGCTCGCCATTGTGGCGATAGATGTGGTTGAACTTGTTGGCCGCGTTGATCAGTGCATCCGGTGACGGCGGAACGTTGTCGGCCAGGTTGTCATTATACTTGCCGGGGCAGTTCTTGAGAGGATGGATTGCACTCGCATACGGCACGCCGTCAGCACCGACATCGGTGAACACGCTGTCCCATACTTCAGCTATGTCCTGTTCCCTTCTGGACTGCATCGTCCTCGGTAGTTCCTTCTGCTGGCCCTCGTCGACAACGGCATACAGATCGTCCTCTTCAACTTCCATGCTGAACCAGTAACCGTTCGCGTAGGTCTTGTTGACGACGACCGTCTGATATGCCTGCTCCAGCTTGCCGTACTGGATGCTTTCTTCCTCTTCCTTGACATGTGCCGGCTTCAGGTTGCCTATGGAGTCATAGGTTTCCTGGGCCTTGTTGGACTTCGTTATTGTACTGCACCATCTCCACTGCTCTTTTTTGGCCGGTTTCAGGTTGTCCCTGAAGATCTTCGCCTGGCCAGCTGCGAGCATGCGGGCGATGTCAGATCGTCTCATTGCCACGCCTCATCAGTCTCCTTTCTTTCGTAGTATGGGAGGTCCGTTTGTGATCACCAGTACATCGCTGCCTTAGTGAACACAAAGTCGATGGTTCCGTTGTCGTTGTCATAACCCTGGCACACTGCGACGCCATTGGATGTTTCGTCAATGTCGACCGATTCCTCGTCCGCGAGCGCAAACGCTGTGCCGAGGTCGTCGTCATCCAGGGTTGCCGAATTATCGGTGTCATACGGCGTCCTTATGATTGCGTTTGCGTCCGGTACAGCGATATATGCGGTGCCACCGGCGCTTGCGTCCTCTGCGAAAATGCCGAGTACCGTTCCTGCAGAAGGATTCGTCGTAGCCTTAACCGCAGTACCGCTGGAGACAACTGCAACAGCGCCCTTTGAACCTCCGCCGGATCCAGCCACCATCTTGCGTATCGTGTAGCCGCCCTGTACGATTTCCATGCAATCCTCTCCTTTCTGTCGCTTACATGGAGTTGATCAGTCTTCGAAGTCGGCCATTATCGATGCGAACTTTTTCCGGGTGAGCGTCGGATCCATCTTGCGCATCTCTTTGAAGATCCTTTCGTTGCGCTTTGAAAAGGTTATCTTCTCCGGGGCCTTTGTCGTACCCGCCGTAGCGGCCGCCTTCTTCGACACCTTCTTCTTTTCCAGGAGCCTCAGCTGCTCTTCCCTTGTCTTGGCAGCTTTGCCCTTGGGCTCACCGTACTTTGCCCTATATGCCTCTTCCAAGGTCAGATCTGTTTTTTCGACGATCGGCTTCAGAATCGAGAGCTTGCTACGGATATCTGTATATCCCTTTTCCTCGAGGCGTTCGACCTGGATCTCGAGATCACGGTCCAGCGCCCTCATGGCTTCGATCTCGTTCTTGGCCATCATGCGGGCCCTCTTCTTGGCCTTCTCCTCGTCGAGGCCGTCCTCGATGAGCTCAGCCTCATATTTGGCGGCCAGTCTGTCCTCTTCGGTCTCATACTCCCTGCTGCGTTGCGCTCTTTCGAGAGCATCCAGCCGAGACTTCAGCTGCTTGTTTTCCTGCTTCAGCGCAATTATAGCGCTGACCTTTTTGTCCTTCCGCTTCTGGCTGGTGTCGGACTTTTTACCCTTGCCTGCAGCTTTCCCGCCGTCCTGGTCGTCGGACTCTTCCTCGTCATCTTCATCGCCCTCGTCGTCATCTTCCTCTTCGTCGGCATCTTCCTCTTCGTCGTCATCTTCGTCATCATCTGCGTCCTCTTCTATGTCCTCGACGTCATCATCATCGTCATCTTCGTCGGCGTTGTCCTGGCCATCATCATCGTCGAGATCTTCGTCCTGGTCGTCGTCGGCAAAATCATCGTCATCGTCGTCATCATCATCGTCGTTCTCGAGCTCACCGCTCAGTTTCTTGAGATCATCAGTGCTGAGATCGAGCTTATCCTTCTTTTTTGCGCCGAACAGTTGCAGGTTGATCGACCTGATCCCTGAATATTCTCCGTGCATATAGGTGTTGTCAAGTATCATGGAAACACACTCCTTTGATTTTTTGGTAGGGTTTTCATCCCTCAGAGAGTAGCCGTATCGTGGCCCTCAGTGTACGGATTATTTCGCAGCGTTTACTCGCTCGGTGCAGGTTTGCCCTGCTTTCAAGTTCATTGTAACATGGGTCAAAAAAAGCAGTAAAAAAAAGGAGCCGTCTGGCTCCCTTCATGCGCTGTACGCCTTATTCGGTTTCGTCCCCATCGTCGTCGTCAGGATCCTCTTTGCCAGGATTCTTTCCTCCGGGATCTTCATGCTGCCCTTCATCCTTATCCTGTCCCCGGGGCGGATCCGGCTCATTCGATATGATGCCAATGGCATGCTTCTGGATGTATGCGGCCAGGTCCTTCTTTTCCTTCGGTATGGCCAGCGCCTTCTCCGCTGCGGCCATCTCTTTTGCCGGCGTATAAATCAGTTTCCTTTGTCTCACCACTTCCGCGATCGCGCGAAGCGTTTTCGTGTCGAGATCATCCAGGGTTGAGAAGTCGACAAAGATATCGATAGTCGTCTCATAATCGCCATCCAGGCAGATGAGCAGACCGTTCTCGGTCTTGCCGAACCTGGTCACGCGGCCGCCGTAAAATTTGTCCTGCGGGAAGCCGCACGCGATGATACCTTTCGTTATGTCCCTGTAAGTGTATGTCCTGCCTCCCAATGTCGTGCTGTTGATCAGTATGCCTCTCATTTGTCATCCTCCTTTGAATTTGGCAATATGATTTGTACCTTCTTGTCCTCATCTTCGCTGGACTCGCCGGCACCGATGATCACCGGCTCACTCGGTCCCAGGTAGTCAATGCCGTACTTCCTGAGTTCCTCGTATATGTTATGGATCCGGAGCTCACGCTCGAACCATTCCTCAACCGTGATCGGATCCGGAGTCACCGTACCGCAGTACCAGCAGTACGCACTTCCTGGAGGCTGGTCATGCCAGCTGGCCCACCTTTCGCAGTGGGAACATACAGGGAGTTCAAACGGATCCCCGGACATGGCGTATGCGTTCTTGATGAAGGCGAGCAGCTCGGCCTTCTGCATCATGAGGTGCTGCTTGACGTTCTTGGCCACAGGCGATATATCCTGCAGCTTCTCCAGGGCGATCAGATGGGTGCGGTCCGGTTTGTCCCAGTTGATCTCCGACTGAAACGGCTTTTTGATCTTATACAGCATTGCTTGGATACCCTCCTATCGTCTCTCCGGGGATCGATTCGTTTGCTGTTACCTGCTGCGGGATCTGTGCTCGCATGAGGTTCGGCCGCTGCATGTTCTGTGTCCCCTGCTGTGATAACATCGAGCGGATCAACTGCAGGAACTGCTGCTCCTGTGGCGTGCCTCTAGGCGTTTCGTCGTCGATGTCGAGGCCCAGGAGATCACCGAGCATCTTTTTGACCTTCTCGTACGTCAGGATCGGCCGCGGCATGCCGGTCTCTTCATCGGGTACCCGGAGATTTGCCAGGGTAAGGATGATGTTATACAGTGCGATCTTATTGGTCGGCAGGCCTTCACCGATCGACACATCGATGTCGAACTCGACCTGCTTGGTAACAGGTACCCTCTTGGTTTTTTTCCTTTTCTCTCCGGTCTTTTTGTCGACTTCGTAAATCGGCTCGCCAGTTTCCGGATCCTTTTCCTCCTCGTCTTTATACAGCTGCATGAACTTCGGCTCCGGCACCTCTCCTTTTTGCTCGAGCCCTGCCTGTATCCTTTTTTCCCTCTCTGCCCGCCAGCTGTCGAGGAAACTCTGGTCGGCGGGGACGAGTACAGGTACGCGGGCCAACTCGCGTGCATCGATCCACTCAAAGTCGTCATTTTCAGATACCCTGAACGCCTTTGCAGCGTCCCAGTTTTCCATCATGAGGCAGAGGCAGTATTCTGCGACGTCGGCCAGGGTGTCGGAGAGATCCGTCTTTTTGTCATCCATGCCGCGCTCGGCCTCGGCCATCTCGATACTTGCCTGGCGTGCTGTCATATCCCTGCCGGTATTGGTGCCGGTCTTAAGGCTGGAGAAGCGAACCACGCGCTGCGCCTCCTGGATAACGAGGCCGATGAGATTGAATATTACTACGTTGAGTCCCTTGCCCGGTGATTCCTTGATAGTCGTATTCGGATTCCTGGCCGGGATAGGATGCCTGGGATCTCTCTTGCCAGCCGCGAAATCCTCCGGATCGATATGCGCTGCAGGATCCACGAAGGTTGCCGTCTGGGCCGAATGCCTGCAGGCGATGACGCACTCGTTCCAGAGGTTATTCATGAGGATCTGCAGACGCTTCAGGAGTTTACCATCGCTAAAACCATACAGGCTGTTTTCCCTCTCGTAGAGGACCGTGAGGAAGTAAGGATACATGTTGTGTACGAACGAATAATACGGTTCCTTGGGATCGCTCTCTGAAATGATGATGCCGCATTTACTCATCTCGATCAGCTGCAGGTTGCCATACTCATTGTTCCTGGTCCATATGTGCAGCAGCGTGAACGAGTCCTTATCGTCGCCGCTTTCGTCCCCGTCGAAGTCGACCACACTATTTCCCAGGGCGATCGCGTCCGCGATCTCATCCATCGTCTTGCCGTTGATCGGCTCCCTGGTCTTGTCCCGGCGTAACTCCATTATCGACACAAGACCGATCTCCTCGATAATGAAGTCAGCCTCTTGTAGTCGCATGTAGTCCTTGATCTTACCGTCGACGAATACTTTCGTCGGTGACGGACAGGTGATCTTCGGCATCCCGAACCCATCAAGCGCGTCCGGATCCCATACTACCTTGAACCATGCGGTACCGATATACCCACGCCGGCGGCGTTCATGACGCTTGATCAGCTTGCGGATCTTGTTCTGTTTGAAACACCATGTCGTCAGGATCTCGGCCGTATGCGCAAACTGGTGGTCACTGAATCCCTGGCCTCTGATCGTCGGCTGAGGATCCACGTCAAGCGTCTGGATCTGGCCTTCAATTGAAGGATTTATGAGCGGCACAAAGCAGTTAGGATCGTCCTCGTTCTCCGGCTCATCGATGTCAGCGCCGTACAGCCGCTCGAGTTCCTCCCATTCTGTCCTCCTCTCTTCCATCTCGGCCACCAGGGTATAATAGTGCTGCAGGTAAAAGTCAGCGCGCTTTATCTGCTCCGGGGTCATTATCTCGTCCCGGATTTTGTTGAACGCATCGGCATCCTGCTCGTACTTGTCCTCGAATATCTCATCATCCTTCGCCTCGTACCGGGATACTACCTCCGGATTTTTGTATCCCTTCGGTGGCCTCTGTACCTTGCCGTCCTTGCCCCTGGTGAAGGGTCGCATATTGAACCATATCCTTGCCATATCCTTTGTCCCTCCGATCAGTCGATATCGTCATCATCCATATCGTTATATCCTCGCAGCCTGAGGTTTCTGTACGACAACAGCCCGTATTGTCCCTCAAGAGGGTTTTGCTTCCTCAGGCCCAGGCGGTCGATTATCCACTCCAGCTTTGCCCCAACGATAACGCCGGCCACGAAAATGATCGCGCCGGCAAGCATGGCTATACCTGTCATTTTGTGTCCTCCGCTGCGTCCTGAAGTGCCTTCAGCTGCTCATTGATTATCTGCCGGGCCCTGCTCAGGCGTTTTTTGTCTCTTTTGATTGCCATTGCCTCCCGCAGGATCCTGGCATCCTCTTCCGCTCTCCAGCGCTCTTCCTCCTTGAGGACTTCCTTCTTGTTGTACTTGGATTTCACCTTGGCCATTCGCTTCCCTCCTCTTTGACAAACTCAAGCGGGTATATCCTGACGAATGTCTTTGCAAGCGTGTTTACCACCAGTTCATCGGTCCGGGTCAGTTGTGCGCGTGTGATCTGGGGCGAGTTGAGTTCGTATATCAGGTCATCGGCCAAGTCATAAAGTTCGCCGGTAACGATGTGATACAGTTCATGCGCGATCGCTTCATACCAGCCGTCTTTAATCTCCGGGTGGTCCACATTGATGCTGATGGTCGCCTCTTTCCTATGCCGATTCCTTCCGCAGCATGCAACTACATCAGTTTCATGCATGATGTGTTCGATCTTGTACTGGTCCACATACTCAACGTCAATATCCCAGTCCTGGATCCGGAGAACCCTCTGCAGATGATGAACGATCCTGGTCATTTCCTCAATAGGTGGCAGCTTGTTTTCTTCCATGGCATCCTCCTCAGTGTTTCTTCTTTTTCTTCCTGACTCGTGCTGGCAGGTGCTTCCCTTTACTGGCCCGGTTCCATTCGTCGACGTCGACGCCCTGGCGCTCGAGCTTCTTGCGGTTCACATTGAAATACCGCCTCTGTGCCTCGGACTTATACGGCATCCTTATCACCTCACTAGTGAGCAACTACGATCTTGCTTTGCGGTTCGATGTATGTTATCGACACGATAAAATTCGGGTTGATCTCTACCCTGTCGACAAACTCGCCATTGCACAGCGGCTTATGCAGGACGATCGTTTCCTCGGTGTCCATCGTGACAGTCCGGTCGTCGGTGAAGATCTCATCCCGGAACGTCTTAATGATCGCCCCGCCGTTTTCCCTTACATAGTGGTCAAACGCTGCCTGTGTCATCGTCGCGGTTTTAAAGTATTCGTAGATCTTACTCATGCCCTATCACCTGTCCCCTTTCTATCATTTCGCGTATTTCTGCCCTGGAGAGTCCCATGTCCTCCAGCTCATCGATCGTGTATTGGCCTTTCAGCGGCTTCTTTGATTCCTTCGCCGGTTCAGGCCTCGACATGACGAAGTACCTGTCGACGTCCTGCGGATGGTGTTCGCTGTCCCTGGATATGTCCTCCGGGTTTGTCTTGCTCTGCTCGCAGCTCGGGTATGTCCGGATCGTGTTGGCACAATCGCGGGTAAATGTCAGCAGCGCTGTCTTACTTCCGTCCGGGCCCTCGTATGGATCGAGCCATTCATGAAGCCGGCGCCATCCGTTTTCCAACGACTTTGACGCCTGGTTCATGTAAATGCCATACTCGGCGAATACATCCGCCGTGCTTTTGCCTGTGTCCCTGCTCGGCGTCCAGGCGTCGGTATCGGCCACGATGTACTCAAACCTCATCGGGGTCTCGTTGTCATTGTAATACACGCTTCGCCGCAGGATCTCCCTGGCTTGTTCCCTATCCGTCACCATGTGCGGGTAATACTCCCTGAAACACCTGGCCCATCCGTCGGGTGATATAGCATACCATTTGAAGCATGCGTGCGATGCAAATCCTGGGTCGTATGCCCCAACTATGCGCCATCTCGGATTGTTCGGCGGCTCCCAACTGTCGACGACGTGTATCTCTTCGTCCCATTCCGGGAAAAACGCACCTTCGCCCACTGTGAAGGCGTCAGATTCGTTTGCCGGGTACTCCTGGCGGTACGTGTTCGGCAGGTTCTTCTTTGTATCTTCATACCAGGCGTCAGTTCGCCGCGGATCCGTCCGCCAGTTCAGGAATATTGCAAAGAACGAGTTAAGCCCCGCCTTGGCCGCGTTCCAAACGGTCTCGAACCATGTTCCCCTTTTGCCGGTACTGAGGCCTATCACCTGTCCACCTGTCGGCCTGTTGATTGTTGGGTAAGCAGCTGTCCAGATCTCCTCTGCAAACTGCTGGAACGCCCACTCGTCAATGATGACCAGCGATGATGTAAAGGATCGGCCGGAGTTGGCGGATGCCGGGAACGCCTGGAACTTCGCCGCCTCTCCCCCTGGATGGTATATAGTGATCAGGTGCAGTGTGGCCGTATACGTCAGGCCGGTCCATCCAGGATCCTTTTCATCGGCCGGCTGGATCAACCACCTTGGCAGGTACTTGAGCATGAAGCCCATCCTCTCGACGAGCTCCATTGCCTCGGTGTCGCCCCTGGATAGTGCGGTGACGGTATACCCGGGGTTAAATATCATTTTCCAAAGTGCATAGGCCAGCGCCAGCCATGTCAAGCCAAGCTGTCGGGCCTTCAAAATAATGATCAGGCGGTGTATCTGGAACTCCTTGATAACATCCCGCTGTTTCGGCCACATTTCGAGTTTCCGGACGGTTCCTGGTACGTCCTTGTCGAATATGTGGACGAACTTATCAATGAAATACTCACAGCTGCGCCGGGCTTTCTCCTTTTGGACTTCCTCAAGACTCGGAGTCTGTTGATGCTTTTTCGAGTAGTTTTTCAAGCTGATCCAACTCCTCATCTGTCAGGTTGGATAAGTCCACATCTTTTTTTACATGCACATCAGCTGTGACGTCAGCTGTGACGTTGCTTTGTACCTCTGTTTTATGCTTGAACTGATCAGGCAGCTTGTTGGTAAGGTAAAATTCAATAGCGTTGGTGTCGGGTGCCATCTGCTTTCTGACTTTCTTGGTGACGACCATGCGTTTCTTCGGCGGCTTGTCAGGATCGTCGGACGGGATCTCCACCGGCTCCTTTGTGATCTCCTCATATGTGTAGCCGATGCAGCGCTTGTAAAGCGCGTTGATTACGTTCTGGTGGCGGTACTGATGCCCCTTCTCGAAGGCCTCCGCAAACTCCGGATATTTTTGCTTCCATTCATACAGCGTAGATTCCGCAATCCCAAGCCTTGCAGCGATTTCATGGTTCACGATACCTTCCTCTACCCACTTCCTGACGTCATCGCACATTTCCGGACGATATTCCGTCGGCCGACCAACCGGCCTGGCCTCTTTCGCCTTGGGTTTCCTGCCTCTCGGCACCTTCCTACACCTCCTCCAACTCAATGATATCATTCAATTTAAAAACCACTAAAAATGCATATTTTTTATTTGTTTTTATTCGTTTTTTAATTATTATCAAAATAAAAAAAGCCGCCCTTTTTCTGAGCGGCCTGGGAACATATTTCTAATCACATTCCATCGTTGCCAAAAACAAAGGCGGACTATCATATCCGAAAGTTTTTGCTAGCCAGTATTTAGTGTCAACAATTTGCACAGGTAAGCCATGTCCTAATTTACGATCATACAGAAAAACATATTCGCCGGCATTTGCTTCACGAAGAGGATTTATTTCAGCATCCCAGTGCCAATATGTATGTGCCATCGGGCACAATCCAGGGCATCTATTTGGGCAGTTTATACTGTAGGGTGATGGAATGTAATTATTCCGATCTGGCCCTTCAACGCCTTCCTGTAAGTGCATAGTAATCACATGTCCGCATTTTTCGCAGCGATAGATAAATGTTTTCCAGACAATCACTGGCGTTTTAAATCTTAACATATCGACCTCCTATATCTTTGCCGTTTTACGGCCTTTCCTGCTATTGCGAACTATTTTGTATATTCCTTTGCAAGCCTCTGGTATTCTGATTTATCAATTTCGCGCATTTTTACTTTGAAGACTTTACTGTATTCTTCCGCTGAAGCTGTAGCAGCGGAGCTACCTTTTTCAATATCGAATTCCACCACTTGTCTTTTGTCGGGCATGTCAAAATATCTTTTCATCGAATCATCCTTTCCTTCGCAATTTTTATAATTCTTGAATGATTTTGGGAAATAATGTATAGTTAAGATGCTATAACAAGATTTGAGGTTTCCCCAAAACCTCCGAAGAGCACTCTGTTATGAGTGCTCTTCATCTTTTCCTTATTCGCATGGTATAAACTGAGCTCCGTCATGTCCTCCAGAATAGCCATTCATTTTGCGTATAATCTCAGCAAACATGTGTGCAATTTCCTTTATTTCTGGATCTGTAGTTTTTTCATATACTTTCTTGAGCCTCTTAATCATGCGCTTTTCTTTCCTTGATAGGAAATGTTTATCGTATACGCTTAATTTGCTCATTATCTCAATTCCCCCCTCTCACGCGCTCCTCATATTTTTGATCGCCTGCAGCTCCTCTATCAGCCCGTCAATATCTTCATACTTGAACCGGGCCTCGCCGTCAATCCGGAAACTGTCCTCAGCGAAAATATATGTGCACCCGGTAACTTCGCCCATCATGTTCACCGGCCGGAGGATCCTGCGCTGTACTGGTGTTACTGCCGCAGCTGCAACCGGGATAATTGCCTGGTGTTTTGCACAAAATACACCAGTGTTGATCAGCGTCGTGCATCCCTTGTACGCGCACACATGTGGTCCATCAATTTGAGTCCTTATAACAGGTTCTATCTTCTGTTCCGGCATCGGATATTCCTGGTATGGTTTCTCTTGGCCTTTCACGCTCGAATCGTATGTAATCGCTCCTGCCTCTTCAGTTTCCGCTGCTGCTGTCACTTCCTTTACGGCTTCCCTGTCCCTGGCCAGCTGGTCCTCTTCCTCGATCCTGGTGAGATCCTCTGGATCAGATTCCGGTACCTCCGCCGGCGCCTGTTCCTTCGGCTGCTTCTTTGCCGCCTCCTGATTTTCCTTCAGATCCCTATGTATGCCCCACGCAGATATATAATAGTTTATTGTCCCTGCAGTCAGTCCGACTTGTTTTGACAGTGCCTTTATCGCATGCTTATCTGTCCCGTGCTCTCTTACATATGCGAGCAATTCTTCCCGTGTGATTTTCGGTTTACCCATATTATCCTCTCCTCCCATTAATTTTTGTGCATGGTACTCCTCGATCCGCTTGGCCGTCTCATCCCTTTCCATGGCCACAAGATCAGGCAGCGGATCAAATTCAATCTCCTCACCACTGGCCTTGAGAAGCCGGTACCGGCGCGTGCGAAATTCAATAATATCAAACCTGGTTCTGTACTTACCCGTGTCCACCAGGATGTATGCCGGCTGCAGATCGATTATCTTCCCGCCGCACACCCTGAAATATCCGG